TCACCAGCTTCGACAGCAGCCATAATGGCGTCGTAGTGCCTATTGCCGGGCGCTAATGGCACTGACCATTCGGTGCCGTCGATTATAGCTTTGATGCTGCCGATGCTGCGGTCAAGCCCGAGGGAGTATTGGGCTGATGTGATGTTCATTGCTTACAACTCCGCGTCTATAGAAATGTTCGGATTAGTAGCATCAGGATTAAAACGAACTTCGGCGCAAGCGGCTACGGCAAGCCCACTAAGCCCTGTCATATCCATTCGGCAACCTCTTGTGTTGGTTAAGAATGATACCCCTGTAGGCGAAACATGAGACCCATTTGCTATTAAAGGCTGGACGTGTGAAACGCCAGAAACCGACACCGTTGGATTAACTCGTTTTTCAACCAGAAAATCTAGTCTAGATAAAACACGAGTGCTGGAGTAAGCCATGCCAATTCCAATGATTGTCTCAATGGTATTTGTCTCCGTGATCCGCTCATAATACCGCTGGCACAACGCCAACTCAGTCCCATAAGGTCTGCGCTCAAAAGGCGTGGCGATGGAGCCAGCTTCGAGTTGGACGCCTGTGATGTAGAAGGTGGCTCCGTTGGTGCCGACTATGCTGGTTGCACCTGTAGCAGACGGAGTAAACGCCCCAGCCCACGCTCCTGCGGTCCCGCTAAGAGTTGACCCTGTTCCAAGGCTAAACTCAATGTAAATGCCAACAGTATTGTCTGTCGCCCATGTTCCAGATGTGTCGCCAGCAATTGTGACTGTCTTTTGCTCCCATGTGTTTGCCGAACTGATTGCGTAGGTGAATGGGTAGCTGCGGTTTGCGTTGTTGTTAAAAAATGCCGCGCCAAATGTGCCTGTCAGTGAACTGCGAACCCAAAAAGACAAGGTGATAGACGAAGCAGAAGCGGAGCCAAACGCAAAGTCACCCGCGTTCAGGCCCTCAACTGCATGCTGCAAGCCAAAGCGATCACTGCTAGTGATTGAGTAAGACGACAAAGATGTAACCAGCAAAGACTTAGTAAACCCAGCAGGCGCAACAGAACTTTGCTGAACCGAATATTTTGCAGACTGTGACAGCTTGGCCTTCCAGCGATCCAGTGTATAGGCATTATCAGCAGGCGTCACACTCGCCCCAGAATTTCTCTGGTCAATCCGCATGTCGCCGTTGATGATGCGGTTGCGTCCCGATACGTAAGGAACGGAGCTGCTCGGTACAGTGCCAGTTAGATCAGCCGCATCGACAGCCCCATCAAATGCAGGTGCAACGATGCCAGTTGTTCCGTTGATTGTGACAGTCATAGGATCACCCAGTTAGAGCCAGTAGGAATGGTAACGGTTACACCAGAGTTTACACTGATAGGCCCAGTAGACATTGCGTTCTTGTTGGTCGTGATCGTGTAGTTACTGGTTACAGTCTGACCGTTCTCAATAAAGACTTCATCTGTACCGCCACCAGTTGCACCACCACCGACAGAACCCCAAGAGGTACCGTTGTAGCCCTCGAACTTGGTGACATCAGAATTGAAGCGGAAGTAGCCCGCCGCAGGTGAGCCATCACGTTGTGCCTCAGCACCGACAGGAATCTTAGCCGACCCAGTGTCAGAAGTCTTTTCTACCCGATCCGCGTTAACGAACGTTTTGATCTGAGTGCCTGTGACCTTCTTAGAGGTAAGGCTATCATTGACCTCGAACTCCTGCGTACCAGAGGCAGAAGCGGCGGCTGGTAGTTGGCTGATCTTTACGTTAGCCATGAGTTAGTAAATCCTTTTCCATCTTCCAGTGAGATACTTGTAAGCCTTCTCAGGAACGACCCAATCATTCTCGTATTTGACGTACGGTACAGCACGGAGCCAAGAGGACTGATACTTAGCGTACGGTTCACTGACGAAGAGAACGACAGAAGGTTGAGAGACTATGGACCCGTACGCCGTGTTAGGTTGGTAGCCAGAGACGATACGAGTATCACCTTCCTCAGTAATCCTTACGTCACCATTCTCAAGCAGTCTGATTACGTTTTCATCTTCTTGGTCGAATAGTCCGTATGCTACCAGCTTAGGTGTCGCAGAGAAGATACCCTCAGCTTGGATATCCGACGCACCTGCAAACTTGAACCCTGCAACAGAAGCGATAGAAGACGCACCAGAGAGGCTAGTCGCACCGGGTTGAATCCTTACTCCTGAAGAGGAGAGTGTGCCTGTAGCGATCCCTACGTGCGCTCCTGAGGCTACTAGGTCACCATCTACACTAGTAGTACCTTGGCCGTTAAGAGCGGTACGACCAAAGAGGATAGCTTCTCCTACAAGGAGGGTGCTACCCGTTGACGACAAACTGACTGAAGCTAGTACAGTAGCGTTACCGACAACAGACAGTGAGCCTTGAGCCGTTAGGTCTGCAAAGCCATCATAGAACTTCTCGGTGACCCTAGAATCCCCATCCTCAAGGATACGGAGGTCACCACCCTCTGTTACACGATAGCCTTCCATCCTAACCTCCTATGGATTAGGCGATGGTAAGGTCGATGTTACCGATTGCAAATTCCAGAGTGTCGCCGTCAGCAATAGTCTTAGAAGCCGTCATAGCACCGTGCCACAGCAGGTTACCAGAGGTGGAGGCGTCGTGAATACCGATGTGGGTAATCGTACCCCAGCTACCGCCAGCAGCCGTAAAGGTCACAGCACCTGAGTTAGAGGTTGTACCACCGGGGGTCGATGCTGCATCAAACGCCACAGTCTGACGCGAATAGCCATTACCCGACACCTCAGTGCCACCACCCGAGTCAGAAGGGGCAGCGGTGTACAGGGCGACGTACCAAGCAGTAGGACGAGTAGCACTACCAGTGGTCATTAACCAATCCAGTAGAAGCTTCTCCGAGTAGTCAGATAGAGCAGCCATATGATCCAGCCTTATGCAGTTGTGACTTTGAACCAGATATCCCCGTTAACACCACCAGAAGGGGGTTGAGGACTGATTGTCGTTTTATTAACCAACGTGAATACGTCGACACCACCAATAGTCAGGCCACCAGCATTCAGGATGTCGTAGCCATTCATGTCGAAGTCAGCGTTCATAGCGTTAGGCAGACTACCGTCCAACGACACAGTGTTGTCAAAGGCATCACGCAGAGCTTGGAAGTTCTGGTTGATCTCCGAGGTGGAGTTGAAGCCTGACGTAATGTTGTTGATGGAAGGTTTCTTCGACATAGTTATTGAACCTTGATCCCTAGACGCTCCGCATCCTCAGAGAGTAGCGACAGAGCTTGCTGATTCATCTCTTCTTCTTCCTTGGCCTTCAGTTTCTCTTTAGCCTTGGAAGCACTCTTGTCGTCAAGCCACCCACGCTCCAAGAGAAGCTTAGCAGCACCAAACGAAGAACGGCCACCCGTACGCATCTCATCTGCGATAGAACGAATAGCCTCAGACTTGATCTTAACCTCGACTTCCTTACGCCATGCCTCTACGTCTTTCTTGATGTAGTTGCTATTGGACAGTTGAAGCCAAGTCTCCCACGAACCGAAGACCGCCCAAGCGAAAGTGTACTCCGTAGGGTCTGTGACACAGTACGACAAATACAGCTTACGCAAGGACGTGTACGTCTTACCCTCACGCACAATGTCAGCTTCCTTGAGGGTGAAGATAACGTGCTCAGGCTCAAAGTACGAAAGCTCCCAGAAGAGAGACTTGGTGCGTAGCTTGCCTTGTGACGTACGTAGCTGGGTCTCTGTGAAGAGCACGGTTTCTCTACCTTTGAGTAAGAACGAATCACTTAGTGGCAATTATACCACACTAGGTTCTAGTTTGTCAACCCCCTACGTGATGAGCGGAAATCCGCCTATAGGATACGACAAGAAAGAAGGGGCTTGACAGAAGTGAAAAACCTGTGTATAATAAAACTGTCCTTTGGCGGACCCTAGTATATAACTATAGTATTCTTATCCTCAAGGTTCACTCCTACGTTATACTTAAGGAGAAGCTACAGATTCTGCCATAGGTGGACCTAAGGTCAGACTGATGCAGATTACTCGAAGAGTAACTGTAAGATTCCTTGGCAGTACGTAAGTACAGCGTCTGTAAGATAATCAATACCTAAGCACTACTCACGCACCCCTATGGTTCACTCCGTAGGGGTTTCTTCATTTGTCGTCATAGAACTTACGTAGAGCGTAGGGATACCCTGTAGGTCTGGGAATTTTTATGAGAAAATCTTTAGGTGCATTTCATGAATATGGCATGGCCCCCTAGTCCCCCGCTCCCGGCAGGGACACCCCTTCGTGTTGCATTCGTGTCACGCATGTGTTGCACATGTGTCACAGCCCAGTAGGTGTTGCATAAGTATCACACATGTGTGGTATCAGGTTACCCCATGTTACATTATAACATTGCAGGTCAAATACCCATGCAACACATTCAACTTCCCGCATGTATCTGATTACATTCAAGTATCTGCATACGTGCATCCATGCACAGCCCGAGCCAATACACATTCACATATCCGCATGTTTGCACATGTGTTATAGTATAACATTCCTTGCGTGCCTGAACGTATCATATTCAATAACCTGCATTTGTCTCTTACGTATACGCGCGCGCGTCTTATCCTCTGTTACCTGAACGACAACCTAACCCGCGTCAGTCTGACACAAGAGAACGAATCAGGAACATCTATCTAACCCCTTTATTTTGTCGTCCCATACCATTTTCTTTTTGTTTGTTTTCAATCACTTACAACTTTCTTTGGCTAACCGGCATTTTTCTTGTTGACCTATTCGAAAGCGTGTAGTTAATTGAATCCATCGAAAGCGAAACAGCGAGAAAGGCCCTAGCCATGTCCACGGTCAAAGAGACGGAAGAAAAGTTTTCCAAGGTGTTTACACCTACGCAAGCAATGGCTGAGTTTGAGTATCTTGAGTATCTTGAGGCGCATGGCCAGAACGTTTGCCAGATTGAAAAGAAAGCCTTGGCTAACATCGCGGCCAAAGGTGACTGGAACGTGACGGGATAAGGGACAGGCAATGTTCACCGCAACACTACTAGTCGCAATCATGGCGGGCTTTGTTGGCCTTGTCGTAACACAGGAATAAGGGGAAACACTATGCAATACAATGGCTGGACTAACAAAGAGACGTGGCTTGTCAACCTATGGATCGGGGACAACCTAGCTGAGATGCAAGGGGAAGGCACAGAGATATCGGGACATACCGTCAAGGCCCTAGTGGTTAAGTGGCTGGACTATGCCCAAGGGAATGACGTTGAGTCGGGCTTGCTTGTCGACCTGCTAAACTGTGCCTTGGCATCCATCAATTGGGAAGAAGTGGCAAGCCATTATAAGAATGATTGACAGAGTTTTGCCCATGTGCTGAGGTGTATGGGCAATGCTAAGGCAATCTTAAACACAAGGGGACATGCTATGTCTTGGAAGGGCAATCTGTTGCGGTCCGGTGGCGACGCAAAGACAGTCAAGGGCAATGGTTCAGAGTATCTGACGGCTATCATGTATCTGACGCCTTGGAAGTCTGCAGGCATTAACGTCTGCCCTATGGCGGAACAGGCACAGTGCATTGAGGGTTGCCTTAACAGCGCGGGACGTGGGCAAATGTCTAGCGTCCAGCTAGGGCGGGCAAGGAAAACGCAATGGTTTGCTAGTGACCGTCAAGGGTTCATGGCGCAGCTAGTCTCTGACCTAGAATCCTTTGTGTCGTATTGCGCTAAGCGCGGCATCCACCCTTGCGTTAGGCTGAACGGGACTAGTGACATTCGATGGGAATTGATCGGGGTCAATGGCTTTCGCAATGTCATGGAAGCTTTCCCGATGGTGACCTTTTATGACTATACTAAGATTGCTAATCGTAGGGGCTTGCCTGCGAATTACCATCTAACGTGGTCGTATAGTGAGGCGTCAAAGGCCTATGCTATTCAGTCTGCGATTGCCGTAGCTAACGGGCTTAACATTGCGGTGGTCTTTAGACGCAAGGGTGACATCCCTACGGAATTTCTAGGGTTGCCCACGATTGATGGTGACCGTGACGATATGCGCTTCCTTGACCCTAAGGGTGTCGTGGTGGCACTGTATGCCAAGGGCAAGGCTAAGCAAGATCAATCCGGCTTTGTTGTCGGCTAACATAAGGGAAGGGAAAGATCATGGACCATATTGCAATCATGTATGAGGCTAAGTTTGAGGCCCGTAAGGTAGGGCAAGCTTTCCTAGACGAATACTATGGCGGGCAAGATGCAGGCATGTGTGGCTTTGCATGGGTGAACGTCAGACCTATGAATAAAGGCAACACTAAGGCGGGCAAGGAAGAACGCAAGGTGCTTAGGGCCATGGGCTTTGAGCTAGATTGGACGGGCAAAGAGTTTCAGTTGTGGAACCCTTCGGGCTTGGGTTGCCAGAACGTTGATGCTAAGTATGCCGGGGCAAAGGCTGCAGCTAGTATCCTAAGGGAACATGGGTTCAATGCTTCGGCTGGTTTGCGGTTGGATTAATCGCAGCGCAGCGAGAACACTTATCAGATAGGGAAGGGAAAGAGAATGGACAAGGATAAACTGTTGTCGTTTCTTGATGATCTAGCGTATGATCTCAAGGTGGTGCAGGCTAATGCGTCACAGGCTAAGCAGGATGCGTTCAGGTCGTATGATGTGGCGGATGCTGTCGACGGCTTGGATGGCGTGATGGATGGCATCAAGGCTATTAGGGATAGCATCCTGAACATCAAGGAAGAATTGGACTATCGGTCGATCATGGAAAGGGTCGGGAAATGAAAAGGGAAATTGACTATTTCGACACAGAGGTAGAGGCTGTTGCTGAGGGTGAACGCTGCAAGGCTTTACTCTATGGCTATGGGTATCGGTATCAGGTATACCATACGGATGATGGGTGGGTCTTGGATTCCACCAGATACACAACCTGCGATTAAGGAGAGAACCATGCCTAATAAATTCGTCGTCACTAAGAAGGCTGTCGTTAAAGTTATCGACGGAAACGGTCCTCAATGCGCCAATATGTCTGTCGTGCCTGATAAGATGGGTGGTGTTTATCTGGTCATTGGCGCTAAGTATGATGATCGCTGCGCCGCTGCTTTCAGTAAGGATGGCATCAAAGAACTGATCGACACCCTGACTGAAATCCTTGAAGCTTTGGAGGAATAACAAATGCTTACAGATGCAAGAGACTTCATGATTATCATGTGGATCGTGATGCAAGGGTTTGGCTGGTTCCATCCAGAATCCTATGGTATGTTCCAAGCTCAGGTGGAAGAAGCTTACCTTGAACATGCAGAACGTCTTGGATACTGGGAGGAATGACCATGAGACTTACACCCAAGGTGGCGACAGAATACTTTAAGGAACCTAAGCAAGCTAGGTTTCCCTCTGGTGACCCTAACCTTACGTGCCTCACAAAGAAGCGTGGTGACCTACGCAAGGCTGTAGAGGATGCAGAGTGGCTAGGTGAGGCTGAACGTCTGTCCAGTATGGAGGAAGAACTGTTCTGGGTAGAGGACCAGATCGCCAAGGGTTACCTCTATGAGCCTAACTTCTAACCTACGCAAGGAGTTGCATGATGCTCTGGACCATCCTTGTTCTTCTTGTCGTCCTGAACCTTCACCTCATACTTCCGCTAGTGATCTGTCTCTTTAGTATGCTATGGAAGAATTGAGTTGACGGATCAGAAAAAGTTGATACCCTAGGGCTCTGCCCCTGCAGAGGGTCTAATGGTATAGACCTATAGGCAGGCTAGCGTAGACGCAGTCGAGCAAGCTCTTCAATGGCACACAACGTAAGGACTAACGTAAATGACTAACACTAAATCTCTTCCTTCTGTCGACTACCTACGTAAGCGCCTACGTTATGAGCCTGAGACAGGTAAGCTCTTCTGGCTGGACTACGAAGGTATGCCTCCGATGTGGCGCTCTAGGTGGGCAGGTAAGGAGGCGTTTACTTACTTAGTCGATAAAGGGTATCGTGTGGGGAAGCTTGATGGTGTGTTGTTTCTTGCCCATCGTGTAGCTTACGCAATCCATCACGGTGAATCTCCCGATGACCAGATCGACCACATCAATGGAGTGAAAGACGACAACAGGATCGGTAATCTTCGTGTCGTTTCTCATCAGGAAAATCATCGTAACAAGCCGATGAGAAGCGACAACACGAGCGGTATTACTGGTGTGGTCTGGGACAAGACGAAGCGTAAGTGGAGGGCGCAGATCAAGATGAATGGACGTGGTGTAACACTCGGTTACTTCGACACCCTTGAGGAAGCTGCAGCAGCCCGTAAGGAAGCCTCTGCCAAGTATGGTTTCACTGAACGTCATGGCACTAAGGCGGAGAAAGTAGAATGACTAACATAACCCACCTACCCTGTCCCTTTGTCGATTGCGGAAGCAGTGACGCCTTCTCGTGGTCGCCGGATAAGAGTTGCGGGAGATGCCATAGCTGTGCTAGAGGTTATCCGTCCAGACACCCTGTCTATGATTGGGCCAATGAAGAATACCCTACGCAATCCGTAAGAGAGGATACCACTGCCATGCTGAATACCCCTACGCTATCTGTCGTTCAGGAAGAGTTCCTTACGCCCGTCTACCGGTCTATGCGTTCGATCTCCGAAGACACTATGCGCTTCTATGACGTTAAGACCATGGTGAATGCTGACGGTGAGAGCATCAAGCAAGCCTATGTCTACCCGTCTGGTGGTCGTAAGGTCAGAACCTTGCCCAAGGCTTTCCGTGCTGAGGCTGGCCTCAAGGGTGACGAGTTGTTTGGCATGGACAAGTTCAATGCGGGCAGTGCCAAGGCTGTCGTCATTACCGAGGGTGAGCTTGACGCTATGTCAGCCTTCCAGATGCTTGGGGGCAAGACGCCTTGCGTAAGTATCCCGTCAGCGACCCCTAGCCAGAAGCTCTTCGAGAAGTGCAAGGAATGGCTCGACAGCTTCGACAAGATTTATGTGTCGTTTGACAGTGACAACAAGGCTGAGGGTGTGGCTGAGAAGCTTGCTAACCTCTTCCCTAACCGGGTGTATGCCATCCCGCACGACAAGTACAAGGATGCCAATGAGTTCCTTGAGGCGGGTGCGCGTGAGAGCTATCGCAATGCGTTTTCTCATGCGAAGAAGTTTATCCCTGAGAATATCTTCAACACACCCGACCAATTCTTGTCGATCCTCCACGATGATGATGAT